TCCAAAGGCTGTGAAATTTGTATCTGGAGTAGATTTAGAGACAGGAGAACCTTATGAATTTTTAGTTGATGAGACCTATCAAATAAATAGAGAAGCAGGTGATTTAGAGGTCATAAAAAAATGGATACCTTCTAAATTTGAAGGCTATAAAATAGGTAGAGATATTTATGTAGGTATGAGAGAAGTGCCAGGTCAAAACAAAGATTTGGATAACCTCTACAATTGTAGGCTTTCTTATATAGGTGCTTGCTATGATAACATGAACTCTGAGAGTACTTCTTTAGTAGATAGAATGAAATACTATCAATACATGTATAATATATTAATGTATAAGATAGAGCTTTTAATCTCTTCTGATGAAGGAAAAACCCTTTTATTGGATGGTAGTATTATACCTAAATCAGCAGGTATTAAAACAGAAGAATGGATTTATGACTTTAAGGTAAATAAATTAGGTATAGTAAATTCCAATGAAGAAGGTAGTAGATATAATGATATTACTCAATCTGTAAAAGAGATTGACTTATCTCTGATGTCTGATATACAAAAGTACATAGAACTCGCAGAATATGTAGAGAGAAGATGTGGTGAATCTGTAGGTATTACAAAACAGATAGAAGGACAAATTGGAGGTAATGAAGCTGTAAGAAACACTCAACAAGCAATTATACAATCAGCTAATATATTAGAGCCTTATTTTGAAGTTCACAGCATAGTTAAGAAAAATGTATTACAGTCATTAATTGAGGTAGCTAAAGTGGCTTATTTAACTTACCAACCAGCACATTTAAACTATGTTCTTGATGATATGTCAAGAAAAATGGTTACTATGGATTATGACCTTTTAGAGAATAGTACTTATGGTGTGTTTGTAAATAACAGTACTAAGGCTGATGAAGCTTTACAGATGGTACAACAACTCTCTCATGCAGCTATGCAAAATCAAACTATTGAGATGTCTGATTTAATTAAGGTAATGAGAAGTCAGTCTATACCTGAAGCTGAAGAACTTCTTAAAAGAGCTGAGAAAGAAAGAAGAGAATTTATGCAACAGCAGCAACAACAAGAACAACAAGCTCAACAAGAATTGCAGCAAGCTCAACAACAATTTGAGAAAGACCTTAAATATATGGACCACCAATTTAAGATGGAAGAGATTCAGAAGAAAGGTGAGCTTGAAATTCAGAAGCAAGCTATTCTTTCTATTGGGTTTAATGAAGATAAAGACCTTGATGAAGATGGTATACCAGATGTTCTTGAAGTTGCTAAATTTGGTGTAGATGCCAATGTAAAAGCTGAGAACATAAAACTACAGAGAGAAAAATTAGATTACCAAAAAGAAAAAGATAGGAAACAAGAAAAACTAATGGAAAGAAAACTTGATATTGAAGATAAAAAAGCACAATCTCAAGTACTAAAAGCTAAAGTTAGTGCTGATTAAGCTATTAGCTTTAACACCCTGAAAATTAAATTTTCAAAATGTAATATATAAATTAATTATTAATTTTGCAGAAAATATGGAACAAGTTTTAGAGCAAGACAATGAGCTTTTAAGCTTTAAGTGGGATACAGTAGAAGAAGAACCTACTGTTGAAGAACCAAAGGAAGAGCCTAAAGAGGAAGAAAAAAAGGTAGAAAAAGAGCCTGAACCAGAGTTTACTTTTGAAACTCCTAAAACAGAAGATGGTGAAGAGATTGTCAAAAAAGAAAATAATGAACCTGTAGATAGTATCTACAATGATTTATTTAAAGACTTAAAACAAAACAATATCTTTAACCATGTAGAATTAGAAGAAGGAGAAGAACTTACAGCAGAAAGATTTTTTGAACTACAAGAAGAAGAATATGAAGCTGAAGTAAAAGAAAGGATTTATAATTGGGCTAAGAATATTGATGAAGATGGTAGGAAATATCTTAAATTCCTTTCTGATGGTGGTAAAACAAAAGACTTCTTAGAAGTATTTGTAAATACAGAAGAACCCTTAGATGGTGATATTAATGATGAAGAATATCAAGATGACCTTATTAGAGAAAAGAAACTCTCAGAAGGTTTCTCAAGAGATGAAACAGAAGAATATCTTTCTAACTTACCTAAGTCAGTCAAAAGAAAAGAGGCTACACTCTATAAGGAAAATATTCAAGAAACTGTTGAGAACAGAAAGAAACAACTCTTAATAGAGCAAGAGAGAGCTAAACAAAGGCAAGCTGAAGAATTACAACAATTTAATGATAATATAAAAGGTGTTTTAGAGAACCAAAAAGAAGTTGGAGGTTTTAAAATTACTGAAAAAGATAAAACTAATATCTATAATTTCTTAACTCGTAGAGACCAGAAAGTAAATGATAAAGTGGTTGTAACAGGATTTCAAAAGAAACTTGCTGAAGTCTTTAAAGATACTAATAAGTTAGTAGTGCTTGCTAAGCTTCTTCATAATGACTTTGATTTATCTCAAATAGAGAAACAAATTATAACTAAAGAAACTAAAAAAATAAAAACTAATTTAGAGAATCGTAAAACAATTTCCTCGTCTTCTGGAAGTTCTTACAAGGAAAGGCAGTTCTATGATTTGTTCTAATTAAACATTGAAATAATATGATAAATAACAACAAATTCATTACATCAATACTACCTTGGGATGGTGGTACTATGGTTGAGTTGAATAACTTAGGTAAAGCCTTGATGATTCAACCTGAGAAATTTGGAGATAAAATGTCTCAGCTTTTCTCTTCTCAAAACTATTATGCTGATAACCCAATTTCAAGTATTGCTTTGAAAAATGGTGCTAAAAAGATTGTCACTTCTAATGAGTGGGAATGGAAACTTTCTACTTCTAATACTGCACCTACTACTGTAGTAGAAGACTTGGAGAAAACAAATGATAAACCAGGTCTTGGAAGAACTACTTTCAAAATTAAACTACGTGATAATTGGTTCAAATCTACTGATGTTATTACACCAGGTACTGCTGACCAAAAGTATCAGTGTAGAATTATGGAAGAACCTCAGAGACATGGTACTAATGGTTGGGTATATACTGTACGTATTGTATCTGATGACTTTAGTACATTCTTACCTAAGATGTTCTTAAAAGCAGGTACTAAATGGGCTAAGCTTTATTCAACTGCTGGTGAAGCTGATATCAAAGGAGGTTCTACTCAATTCTCTGCTCCTATTACTCTAAAGAACTCTTTAGGTAAATTGCGTAAAGAATACCATGTAACTGACTATGCTCTTGAGCAAGTTCTTGCTGTAAAGCTACCTACTCAAACAGGTAAACTTGCTGACTTTTGGATTAATTATGCTGAAGTTGAGTATTGGAAACAATGGTATCGTGAAATTGAGCGTGCTTATTGGTATAATAGGAAAGCTAAAAGTATTCAAACTGATGCTGGTAGACCTGTAGATTCTTTTGCAGGTATCTTTGAACAGCTTGAATCTGCTAATAACCACTATTACACTGACCTTACAGCAGAGCTTATTGAGAACTTCATGATGGATATTTTCTATGCTCGTGTTAAACCTGGAAAAGGTCGTAGCATGAAAGTATTTACAGGTGAGTATGGTATGCTTATTTTCTCTCGTGCTATGCAAGACCTTATGGAGAAAAGAGGTTGGAGAATTGCCAATAATAACTTTAATCCTGTACAAAAAACAAGCTCTGAGTATAACTCTAATGCTTATACTTATGGATACCAATTCGTGAAGTATATCATGCATAATGGGGCTGAGCTTGAACTTGTACACTTACCTCTTCTTGATGATATTAATATCAATATGGAGATTGACCCAATTTCAGGTTATCCTGTACAATCTCAGAGATTCATTTTCTTAGATTTCTCTGGAACAGGAACTGAAAGTAATATCCAAGTTGTAGAGAAGAAAAATGGTTATAAGTTTGGTTATGTATCAGGTTTAGTTGGACCTTTTGGACCTGTTAATGGAGGTCAAATGGCTCACTCTGGAGAATACTACTCAATGCATGTATCTAAAGAATTAGGTATTCATATTGAAGATACTTCTAAATGTGGACAGTTAATTTTAAAACGTAACTTTGGTTATTAATAAAAATTTTTCTTTCATATAATAAAATAATTAACTCAAACATGGGGTTATTGGTTTAACCCCATGTTTCTAAAAAAGTAAAAAACAATGGCATTAGTTGAAGTTAGACCTATTGAAAAAGATACTTGGCACGGTAAAAATGGTGCTGAGAATTTTACAAGACCGCAAGTAATTTCTTGTGCTGTCAATGCTCATACAGGATTGTATGACACAGGATTATCTGAAGAAGATAGAAAAAGGCTTGAAAAAGCTACAGGATTTGATTTAAGTGATAATTATAATCCTAATGAGAAACACCCTTTTTGGTCAAAGCCTATTAGTGAGGTAAAGCTTGAATGGGGTTCAAATATTTTTAATGTTGAGAGACCTTTAGATGAGATTAAAGTAAAGATGCTTAAAGCTTCTGATTTAGTAGCAAATTCAATGCAAGATTACAATGAAGGTAAATATCCTTTAGCTTTATTTGTAATTACAGATGAACAAGAGCAAACAGTTGTAAAAGCTGCAAAAGCTGCTATTAAGAGAAATGCTATCATTGAAGCTTCTAAGCTTTCTACAGATAAGAAAATTGAAGCTGTATATATCTTACTTGGTCAGAATGTTAGAGGTAACTCAAATGATTATATAGACCTTAAAGTTGATGAGGCTATTGATAAAGCAGGACCAGAAGCTTTCTTAAATCTAATTAGTAGAGAGGGTGCTAAGAATACAATTCAAGCATTTATTTTAGAAGCTACTGATAAAGGTATTCTAACAAGAACAGGTACTTCATATAGCTATATGGATATTCATCTTGGAGGAGATATTGAAGATGCAATTAGTTTCTTTGAGAATAAAAAGAATCAGCCTTTAAGGATTCAAATAATGGAAAAACTAAGGTAATATGACTATACAGGAGATGCATTATGACTTCAAAATGAAGTTGAACAAGATAGATTCAGAGCAATATAGAAATCTAAGAATACCTGAAATAGATTGGAAATTAAATGAGGCTTTGGAAATCTTTATAAAGAATAATGCAGAGCCTTATCAAGTTCCCTTTTATGGGTTTGAAAAGAATCAGAGGAGTATAGATAATATAAGACCTTTGGTTGTAGAAAACCAACTTATAACACTTAATGGTAGTGTAGCCCCTTTACCTAATGATTATATGTTTTATGTTTCTTCTTATGTTATAATGAAGAAAGGTAAATGTAAAGACAGAAAAGGTAGAGTACTAATAAAACAACATGATGACATGTTTGAAGAAAGTCCTTTTGATAGAAGCTCTTATGAATGGAGTGAAATCAATGCTACTTTTGATAGTGAAGGTTTAAGACTTTATATTCCAGAAGGAATTACATTAGATGGGTTACATTTAAATTATATAAGAAAACACCCCTATATACATAATGCTCAAGACTTTTTGCCAAGTAGTAAGTATAAATTACCTAATGGTATAGAACTTACAGGAAGGCAAAATTGTGAACTTCCAGAACATACACATAGAGAGATAGTGGATATAGCTGTTTACATAACTAGTGTGGATTTAGAACAACAAACAGTGCAGTTCAAACAATCCAAGTTAGAATTAAATAAATTATAAAAATTAAAAAAAATTAGATTATGTCAAGAACAAGTGATGTATTTCGACTTTTAGTTACAGCTAATAACAAAGATGTATTAGCTAAGGACAAAAAGCTTACAGATTTATTACCTGGTCAATTAGGTGTGTTTGATGCTTCAACACATCTCTCTATTGATACTACAGGTAAAATTCCTAAAGAGTATTACTTTGCTGTTGGAATAGATAATGATGGAGATGGTGTTACTGATGATATTGTAAAATCAACAGGAAACCAAATTCAAGGTAAAAATGTATTCTACTACAATTATGCTAAGTACTCTGAAGGAAAGCCAGCAAAAGCCCTTTTAAAGGATTATTTTGCTCAATCTAATAAAGTATATGGTATTCGTGTAACTCTTCAAAATCAAGCCACTTTACAGCTTCAGGGGTATGTTCCTTACTCTGAAACCTATGTTGTAAAGAATGTCATTTGTGATAATTGTGCTGACCCTTGTGTAAAAGGTGATAGTATTCAAGTTACTAAGAAACTTCTTTTACAAATCAATAATGATAGCAATGCTTTTGTTACTGCTAAAGCTGTAGCAAGGACAGCTCTTGTTACTGCAACCCATGGTATTACTAAAGCTGTTGGTGCTGAGCTTTCTATAGAAGACTTGGATAAGATGGCTGCTTACAATAAGACTAAAACAAATGCTGCTGATTTTGTACATGCTAATATTGAATTTGAAACCAAACCTCTAAAGAAGATTTATGATGTTTGTATCAATATTGGATATATGATTTCTCGTGAAACTACTATTGACATTTCTCTTCCTGTAGGTTTTGAATGTGACGGTAAAGTAGAAATCACTCAAGAAGCTGAGTATGAGCAAGGAGCTGGGTATGACCTAAAACAACTTGAGTATATTCAAAAAGGTTGGACAGAAAGTCCATATAGAACTTCTGCTATTACAGGATTACCTTTCCCAACATCATATAGTGTAGACCCTAAAGGTAAATATGATACTTTTGTATATACTTATGATGAGGATACTTACACAAGCTTTAATAACTTTACTTTCCAAGAAAGTTCAGTTATAGCTGTACCAACAGCAGATACAACTACAGTAGCTAAAGTAAAAGCTATGTTAGAGTTTTTAAAAGGTTAATACCTTGTCATTGTTTAACTTGTCTAAGGGTAAGGATTTATTATCCTTACCCTTTTTAAATAAAATATTATATGCTTTGGTATTCATTAAAAAGAGAGAATTGGAAAATAACAATTAAGAAGGAGCAAAGGTATAAAAATACAGGTCTTATAAAATATTGGCTTGTAAAAAGAGATAGCTGTGATAATACTTTCCAAGAAAATATCTTTGCTAAAACATATATTTCTTCTTCAAGTATTAATGAAGTAGAGGTAGATTTAAAGAAACTTATAGATAAACAGATTTCTAAAGAAAAGGAAACAAGTGCAGAAAAAGACCTTTATGGACAAGGTGTGTATGAATTACACTTTTTATTAGTTGAATCAAAAAAAGATGGTGTAGATGAAAAAAATGAAAGAATTTTAGGCAGTGAAGCTACTAAAACTTTCCCTTATTATCCACAGATTTTAGCTTCATTAGCAGAAGATTTAGAAAGTGTTTTATGTGGTTGTCCTTGTAGTAATTGTGATGGTTGTGTAGATGATACTAATCTTTTGAATGTAACAGCAAAAACTCTTTTATATTATGCTTTATCAGGAGAATATTATCAGTCTAAGTTTGGTAAAGCTTTAAATTGTATAAGCTGTAATTTGTCAAAAGAAGCTGTTTGTATTCTTTTGAATGAGCAGATTCATGGAGGAAGTAAATTAAATAAAAGGTTCTTAAAAAAGATGTTAGCTATTTTTTATATTAGCTTTTATCTTATGGAAGTAGGAAGAAACTGTGTTACAGAGACTGTTAATCAAGATGGGACTATTACTAAGAATGATTGGACTACAGATTTTCATTTTGAGAAAATAAAAAGATGTTTAGAAGGTCTTGGAATAGATTTAGAGTGTATAAGAAAACACACAGATAACTCAGAAGCAAGATATGCTGATTTTCCTTTTTATGTAGGAAGAAATGTTCAAATAATAGACTATAAATACTTTAATGACCACTACTCAGATTTTGAAGATGAAGAAATAAATCAGATAATGATTTATGAAGTGAATCATGGTGATGGAGAATTAAAGTTCAAAGGGGAAAAAATCAATAACTATGTTATTGTAGATTTTCAAGATATTATAAATGGAGATTTAACTTATGAAGCAAATGGAACAGGTACAGAAGAAGCCAACTTTAAATGGAAAGTGTCAGAAGGTTGTAGAGACAGGTTTAATGGTTTGGCTAAAAAAGGTTAGTAATAAAATAAAAAAGTTTTTTAAAGCTATGGCAAGAGAAGGAAAAGTAATAGTAAAAATACTAAAAGATATCTGTCAAGAATTACCTTTTTTTGGGCATTCTCATCAAAGAAGTAAGGTTACTATAGTAAAACCTTGTGAGAACAATTTAAAGAAATTAGAGTGTAATCTTACATTTCAGCAAAACTCTATAACTCAAGATAACAGAGTAAATTTTGTTCTTAATGCAGATGGTACAAAAGGTGTTGAATCTGGTACACCTATTAAATATATTGTAAAAAGGTTTGATGATGATGTATTAGCTAAAGAAGAGGTTGTATTACAAGATAACTTTGGTTGGGCTTTTCAAGAAGTTTTATGGGGAGATAAGATACCAAGAGGTAAAAGAGTAAAATATGTATTTAGATTAGAAGCAGGGAAAGAGTTCTGTGAAAAAGAATTAGAGTATAATAAACCAGCTACAGCAATTTGTGGAGAGAATAGCCTTACAAAAGAAGAAGAGACTAATGACTATATTAAATTTAGATACAAGACTTATGTAAGTAATTTTGAGGATAACTTAGTAAGGCATTTGTACAAGAGTATAGATGGTGTAAATTGGTCTGAATGTCCTTTTACTGAAGAAAATGTACATATAGCTGATGGTAGTCATGTAGAGTTATTATACACAGTACAGAAATCTTCTTTACAAGGAGAAACACATTTTAAAGCTTCTGTAGATGTAATGACAAAAGGTCAATTGGAGCTTACTTGTGAAACAGGTGTAAATGACATTGGAAGTCAAATTCCTGATTTTAAATGTTCTTTAAGTATGGAAGCTACTAAAGGAGCTATGAATCCCATAGAAACAAAGGCAATAGCTTCAGTTAAAATGCAAACTAATTCTATAGATTCTTATCCAGCAAACTCTGTAAAGTATTATTTAGAGACTTTAGTAGATGGTGTTTCTATAGGTAAAAACTTAGTATATGAACATGTTACAAATGGCTTATTGCCTGAAATAAGTAAGGAAATAGATTTAGGAAATTTAGATTTTAAGAAAGCAGAGTTTATTTATACAGTACAAGTTACTAATGGTACAGAGTGTAGTGAAAGATATACTTTATTAAACTCACTTTGTCAAGAATCTTCTATAGTAAAAGAGAGTAATACTATAAAGGTAAAATTACCTTCTAATTTAGATGGAGTAGAAGGTATTGTAAAAGAGGTTACCCTTTATTATTCTGAGAATAAAAATAATTGGATTAACACAGAGATAAATCCAACTATAAATGGAGATGAATATGTATTTTCTAATATAGATAATTCAAAAAAATATTTTAGAGCAAAGTCCTATTATAGATTAGAAAATTATGGAAGTTATGGATATAGCAATGTTGTAGAATGTCATACAGATATTTATGAAAATATAAAAGAGACTGTTTCAGGTGAAATTACTTTAAGTTTATTATGGAAAGATGAAGACCCAGCAAAAGATTTTTCAGTCAAAAATCAGAATGCAAAAATACAAATGTTAGGTTTTAATAATGACCAAAATAAAATGTTTAATGAGGTATTTAGTAAGTTTACTCAATTAATTATTAAGAAAGCTCCAGCAGATAATGATTCAAATGTATCTGTAGTAAGGTATTTTACAGAGCAAGAGTTAGAACAATTCAATAATCTTTTTAAGGGGAGAATGGATTCTACAATGGCTGCTTATAATACTTGGACAGGTATTGAAGAAATAATGAGTGATATAGATTTAAACATAACTCCTGAATCTAAGGTTTATAAATATTTCATTGATTATACTTGGGAATATACCAATCCTTATAGTGGTTTTGTTACGTCTAATACAAATAGAATAGTAAAATTAGAAATTGATTGTGGTCAATTGTATTTAGACTTGAGTAGTAAAACTCAATCTGTTGGTACTTTTAGGCTGAGTGCTACTTATGATAATTTTGGTTATCCTATAAAAGCAACACCATATATATTAACAGATAAAAATATTGCTCTAAAACCAGATGTATATGAATATTATTATCCATCTAACCCTTTTAGGGAGTCTTTAATAGATGTTTATCAAGATAGTGTAAATAGTGTAGGTGGTTATGTATCTGGTGTTATGAGATTTTATATAATAGACCCTAAAACACATAGAGAAATTGAAGTAAAAGAATGTATTACCAGTCCTGTACCATTAGAATTTGAACCTCCTACAGCACATACAAATTGATATTTTGATTATTTATCTTTATGCTCTCAGCCTAATGAATATGGTTGTGATAATACTGAGTATTCTAAATCTAATCCTACTAAAAATATAAGTGTTATCATTAATATGATAGGTAACCAATGTGATTTAACTAAAGGTTCACTAAAAATGTTTTCAGGTAAAATCCTATTAGGAGATGAAATTATACATGAATTGACAAATGAAGAGCTTATGGCTATGGAACAAAATGCTAAGAAACCTGGAACAATGGTTAGTATTTATACATTTAATGTTATGAATGAATTAGATAATGCTACTGTAGGTCAAGAAATCAAATTTGAATATGAATTAGATTATAATAATCAAGGTCTGAATAGAAAAGGTATTACAAGCAGTAACATTACAATAACAGATTAATAATAAATAATAATGAATTTAATAACACAGTATATAGAGAAGTTTTTTTATAATTATGGATTCTTCATAGTTGGTGGAGCTATAGGAGCTATCATACATAGAATGAGAACAAAAATGTCTCCACTAAGATTTGTCAAGTTCTTGTTTGTAGCTATCATGTTAGCTCTTGCAGCAGGTATAATTTGCAGAGATATTTTTCATTTGACTGAAACTACTATATATGTGATATGTGGTATTTTTGGGGCTTTTAGTGAAGAAATCTTAGATGAAATAGAAGACTTTATTAAGCATTTTTCTGAGATGGCAAGAAAGAAATTAGGTATGGAAGATGTTAAGATAGAGCCTAAAAAAGAAAAACAAGAAGATGAAAATAATGTAGAAGGTAACTAAAGTTTTTTTATCTTTGCAGGGTCATTAAGACCCTGTAGAGATATGAAAGAAAAAATATTAGAATATTTTAAAGAAATAAAGTTTGATGAAGCTTCACACAGCTATACATTAGATAATAAAAATTTAAAGCCTGTAAGCTATGTATTAAAGGATTTTCAAGAACCTTTTGAGGAGCAAAAAATGGCTTTCTTAGTAGCTAAGAAAAAAGGTATTTCAATACAAGAAGTATTTGATGATTGGCATAAGAAAAGAGATGATTCTTGTGAATTAGGTACTAGAGTACATCTTTTTGGTGAAAAATTTGCTTTAGATAAAACACTAAAACCTTCTAATGGTTATGAAGAAGCTATAGCAAAATATCATCTTAGATTACCAGAGTATATAAAACCTTTATGTTTAGAACTACAAATGTATTCTAAAGAGTGGAAAGTAGCTGGTACAGCTGACTTATTACTATATAATACTAAGACAAATGAGGTTTTTTTGAGAGATTACAAAACGAACCAGGACTTATTTAAGAATTATAAAGGTAAAAAATTATTAGCTCCTTTTGATGATTTAGAGGATAGTCCTTTTAATAAGTATCAATTACAACTTAGTTTATACCAATTATTGTTTGAACAAACAGGTTTTAAAATAAAAGATAGGGCTTTAATTTGGATTAAAGAAAATGGCAGTTATGAACTCTATCAAACTAATGATTATAGAGACAGATTAATAAAATATTTAAACAAAAAATTATGAGAAGAAAGATATTCAATAATTTTGAAAGTCTAGAAGAATTAGTTTATTGGATGTACAATAAAATAAAAAATGGTAGTACTGGAGGAGGAAGTGGAGGTATCACTCAAACACAATTAGATACAGCTTTAGAAAATAAAGTAGATAAAGTATCTGGTAAAACACTTTCTTCTAATGATTATACTAATGATGATAAATCAAAAGTAGGAGAGATAACTAATAAATTAGATAAAGGTACTTATACAGGTACAGCTAAAGATTTAGCAGATTCTATAGAACAAATAAAAACTAATAGTAGAAGTGTTTCTTGGGCTGATATTCAAAATAAACCTCGTGTTTTTGTTACTTTAGCAGAAAACTCTACTTCCAGAACATATACAATTGGACTTACAGATGCTAATGGTAGTAGTGGAAAACTTATTATCCCTAAAGCAGTTAGTTGGAATGATGTTACAGATAAACCCAATTTAGATTTTTTACCTTTATCTGGTGGTACTGTAAATGGAGGTGTTAATCTAAATGGTGAACTTTTATTTAATGATAAAGTAAAAGCGGTTGCAAGACCTGATGGAAACTCAATAGCTTTTGGAAATAAACCATTCAATGATTTAGTGTATGGGGAGTTTAAAGGAATAAAGATATGGGGTAATGACAGTAATGATAAAATTGTTCTTGCTGGTGGTGGAGTTAAAAATATAAACGAGATAGCTCCTTCTTATAAGACTATTACAGACGCACACAAATTCCTTGATAAAGATGGAGCTATTCAATTTGGTTCAGGTGGTGGTATAGCTAATGCACCCAGTAATCATTTTTATGAAATGGTAGGTTTTACACATTCAAATAAAAATTGTGGATTTATTATTGCTAAAAATATAGATGAAGATGATAAAACTTTATATATTAAGCAAGTTATAAACGGTTCTTATAAAGATTGGTTTCAGTTTAAAAATACTAGTGGTGTAGGTACTGCAATAAGTTCAAATTGGACTGCTACAGTAGAACATCAAAACAACACAATCTTTGTAGAAAACTCTTTGAGTATTGATTTAAGACAGCTGCAAAATATGGGTTCAATATCTTTCATTAAAACTTTTGATGGAGGAGGTGTTACATTTACTTGTGGAAGTAAAGCATTAATATATCCTTTTGATAGCCAATTTAATGGTAAGGATGGCTCTACAGCGGTAGTAACTATTTACGGAAATAAATGCTATATAAGAATTAATAATGTTTAAATTGTAAGTATGAATGCTATATTATATTTTGATTGGGGTTATAAGAAAAAATTAAATAAAAATGTTGTTAAACAGCCAAGTGGATTTTCTTTTGATAATGTATTGTACACTGATTATGGTGACATAGGTGAAGAGATTGAGTTAAATGCTAATATATCTAATTATGGTAGTAATGTTAGACTTATTATCAGATATACAAATCCAGATATAAAAGATAATGTAATAACCTTATCTAAAAACAGAAATGACTCTTACTTTGAAACGTATGCACCAAAAGAAAATTGTTCCTTAACATTAAACTCATTCTCGAATTTATATGTTGTGTTTACTAAAGCTAATAATTTAGAAACAGACCCTCAAGATAAAGTAGTGTTTAAAGTTAGAAATATTTATAGTGATTTTAGCATTAGTTTTGATACGAATGGAGATAATTATAATGTTTTTCTTGTTTTTGAAACATTGTATATATTAACAAATGATTATGGTCAGTTTGAAGACCCACCAACTTGTTTCTCTCCTTATGGTTATGTGAAATTTAATCGCTTTAATTAAAAAATTGATATGTTATGAGAAAACTTATTTTAAGACTGTTTGCTCTGAATTATTCATTCAGACTTTTTGGTAAAGATTTTAGTCAATTAAGAGCTTCTACCATTATATTTCCTTTATTTATTTTGGAAATGATTGCTTTTTGGTATAACATTGATATATTGAAAATACTTATTGCTATACCTCTTATTATATCTATATTTTTTGGTTTTGTATATTTTGAAATAAGACCTATAAAATCCAATGAGTTATTTTTGTTGGATAAGTCACAACTTAATCAATATAGAATATATAAGTTTAATAAAGAAGATGATGGGACAAGAGATAATATATTACTATTATTTATCAATCCATTGTTTATTGTTTTATTTGTTTTAATAATGACTTTATAATGACAGTAGCAGAGATAATACAAAGAATACAATCATTATACTCTAAAGGGGTACACTCTGATGATACAAGGCTTTCTAACAGGCATATTTACAATAAAATTGTGTCTGTTAGAAGTAGGCTCATCTCTCAAGAGATAAAGAAAAAACAAGGTGTTTCTGCATGGAATTACCAAACTATCTCTTGTATTGAGATGATAAAAGTACCTTCTCATCAGTGCCCTTGTGTACCTCAATTAGGTTGTGATGTATTAAGGAGTAAGCATAAATTGCCTGCTCCTTTAAGTGGTTTAAATGGTCATGTGATAAGTTCTGTAACTTCTATAGATAGACAGATGAAGTTAGATGAACTAAAAGTAAATGCTATAACTTATCAAAAAGGAAATAAATATACTAAAACTAAGACAACTTTTTTTGTTCAAGATGATTATATCTGGATATTTACTCCTTCTAAGTTAAAGTATATTACAATGACAGCTTTGTTTGAAGACCCTATAAAAGTAAAAGAATTTGAACAATACTGTAATAATAAAGACTGTAAAGATTGTGATTGTAGAGATTTATTACAAGAAGAGTTTTCTATAGACATGGATTTAGTAGATGTACTTATAGAAATGTCTCTAAGAGAACTACAAGTTTTTGGACAATCCACAGAAGATAAAACAAACAATACAAGTGATTCACCTCAACAACAAAGTAAATAATGGGAAGAAAAAGGATTAGAGAAATAAAGACTTATACTATAACTACGAGTTATATGCACTATGTTAAAAAAATAAAAGAGACACCTTTTGCCAAACAATCTTTCAACAGAAGGATTTATACTGATGTAATGAAGGATTTTTTAGCTTACTTAGGTGATACACTTATAGAGACTGGTAAAGTGGTATTACCTAAAAAAATGGGTAGTATAGAAATAGAAGGGTATCATCAAAAAATAAGTTATGATGAGGAAGGTCACTTAAAAGGGTTGGCTATAGATTGGAAAGCTACAAAAGAACTTTGGAATGAAGATGAAAAAGCTAAAGAAAATAAACAATGTGTGTATCATTTAAATGAAAACACTAATGGCATAAAGTATAAAATCAAATGGTTTAAAACTAAGATTTTTGCTTCCAATAAAACAAGTTATAATTTCATTATGAATAGGTCTATAAAAAGAAGAGTAGCTGCTTCAATAAAAAGTGGTAAAGAATATAAAATATCATTTAGGTAATTATGGCAAGAAATTATAAGTATATAAGTTTAGATAGAATACTCTCTAAGGTATATAGAGATATTGGTATGGAAGAAGTTTCTGAGACAGATGTTATAGAATGGTCTGGAGAAGCTTTAGAATTTATGAGTGTAGTAAGTATTTATGAAGAAGCTATTGCTCAAGTAGAAATTAATAATCATCAAGGAGATTTACCTTATTGTTTACAAATTATAAAACAAGTAGCTCGTGATAATTATTATGAGAAAAAAGATGCTTGTAAAGAAGAATCAAAAGAAGAAGATAAAAAAATAAAATCTCAACCTAATGTAGGTTGTACAGAGTGTGGAGAAAGAATTATTAAAGAAATACAGCCTGACAGCTACTTTAATGCAAACCCCTTTATGTTTCTAACCACTAATTATTATAAAGAGCATTATACACCTGTCAGGCTTTCTAACCACACTTTTTTTAACTCTCTTGTATGTGTTGAAGATGTAGATATTTATAAAACTTGTGTAGATGAATATACTATTGTAGAGGATAAAATTAGAACATCTTTTGAGGAAGGGTTGGTTATAATATCTTATTATAGACAAAAAATAGACCCTGATACAGGTTATCCTATGATACCTGATACCATAAGTCTTGTAAGTGCTATTACATATTACATTACTTGGAAATACTTTCAGAGACTTTGGTATATGGGTAGAGAAGGTATGAGTGATAAAATGCAACAAGCTGAAGAAAGATGGCTTAAATATTGTAAACAAGCTACTTCAGAATTTAAGATGTTATCAGGAATTGATGAACATCAAAACTTTATGGAGAGTAGGTTTAATAACCTTATACCTAATAAAAGACAATATTATGGTTACTTTGGTAACTTAGGTAGATTACAAAGATTTAATTTTAGAAACAATGGATTTAATTAATAATAGCATAGAACAACCTTCAAAAGGTTTATATACTGATGTAGACCCTGTAAATCAACCACCTGGTACTTACAGATATGCTCTTAATGCTGTAAATGAAAGTAATGAGGGTGATATGAGTACTATCTCTAATGAAGGTAGCAATAACAAATATGCTTTTTTGAAAGACAATTATGTACTTATAGGCTCTGTTTATATAGGGGATGGTGAAACTTGTATATTTTCTGTAAGAAAAGATAATAATGTTTCTGAAATAGGTATACTATCTGAAAAATCCTCTTTTAAAAATGAATCAACAGAAAACAACTATAAAGTTTGGTGTAATGACAGTAATTCTCTATCCTCTGAAAAATTAAACTTTAAAGTAGAAAAACAAATACAAGCTACTTTTAGACTTAGAAGAGGCTGTGAAAAAATGGTATACTGGGTAGATGACTATAATGTACCAAGACAAGTTAATTTAAGTAATAAAGAATTATATAAAAATTCTTCTGGTAATTTTGATGCACAGAAATTCTCTATTATAAAAGGTTTTAAGAATATACCTAAATGTGATAATGTTGAAATAATTGAAAGTCAAGGTAATTTACAACCTGGTACTGTATCTGTATTATTACAATATTCTGATGAAGAAAAGAACTTTACAAATTTTGTATTAGAAGTACCTAATATAATTATCTATAAAGATAATCATAAGCAGAGTTTTAATGCTATAGAGGGTTCAATAAATGTAGAATATAATAAAGAATTTAGTGAAGGTAGAACAGATAAAGCTATAAAACTCTCTTTTTCTAATTTTGATATTAATTATCCTTTTTATAGGTTGGCTTTTGTACATTATGGAAATAATACTTTAGAAGTCTCTGAAGTATACCTTTCTGATATTATATCTACAAGGCAGACAACTTATACTTATTCTTATTCAACTACTTTAGAAAAAACAGATTACAATTATATAGAAACTTTTAATAAAAATAACTTTATCAGAAGTGCTAAGACAATAGAACAAAAAGATAACAGACTTATATTAGGTAATATAAAGGGTTATGATTTAGATTTTTCTAATCTACAAAAATTAGCTTCTAAGATAAATGTAGATTGTATAGTTAAAAAATCTACTATAAATAGTGTAAATGATATGCATAACACTAAAAATCCTTTATCTAAAATAAATGGTACTGGTTTTATTCCAGGTGAAGTAACTTCTTTAGGTATAGTATATGTATTTGAAGATGGGTTTGAATCTCCTGTAATGCATATTCCAGGAAAGAATAATAAAGATAGTAATGATTTTGTATATAATACAGATGTTCCTAAAGATGTAGTTGGAGTATTTCCTATGAAACACTCTAGCAATGACCCAAAAAACATCAATAATAATACAGGTAATTATAAATATTATCAAAGAGAATCTTGTGAAAACTTTGATTATTGGGGTGTAGATAGTCGTGGTGAAAGCTTAGTTAATACTTATGTAAGACATCATAGATTTCCTTCTAGGTCTGATTTAAACTTACCTTTATTTGTAGAACAACAAAATGAGAGTTTAGTAAAACAAATATCATATACTTTAAGTTTTGGTAAACTCAGTGATAAAATAAAAGAATTTAGCAAAGAATGTAGAGAACCTAACAAAACAAATTTATATTGTAATAATCCTATTCTTATAAGTTTTAATGTTAGTAAGGGAAATAATGAAAAAGAAAAGATAGAGACTGAATTTTATACAGATATACCTGCATCTACTTATGATACTAAAAATTGGTTTGATTCAGATGGTACTATAGGTAATGTATCTGATTTTACTTTAAAGATATTAGTGGGAGTATATGAAAAGAAAAAAGATGGTACTTTTGAAGTCAAAAGGAATTTAGATAATCTTACAGAAACTAATGGAAAGCTTGAAATAACTTCTGACCATGAAGAAAAAGAATCAGCTCCAGATAGTGATGGTAATATTACAGTAAGTGTTTATTACAAAAGTAATTATGTAGTTAGTAATTCTATAAGAAATGAATTTTCTTTTAGAGAGCTTTTTGATATATTACTTACAAAAAATACAGAATCTGATTCTCCTTTAAAGCCAATAGAGACCTATATTTTAGGTGTTTCTCTTTCTAATATAGAATTACCTTCAAAGGAATTAACAGGCAAAAATTGTATAGGATATTACGTTGTAAAACAAGAGAGAAAATTAACTGATAGAACTATATTAGATACAGGTGTTGTAGTTCCTTTATGGGAAGCTGGAGATTTTAAAACTGCATCTTTTGTAGACCCTGTATTTTCACCAGAAGGATATAGGGTATTAAGTAATTATCCTAATGATACACCATCTGGAATATATAAAAGAGGTTTTTCATTAATAGCACCAAGACATAAATTTCATGACCATACATTTGATAATTTTACTCATATTGTAGAACAAGGCTTTTATACTACTAATAATAGTATGACACATATAACAGGTCAAGCTGTACAAAATGTAAATGACTATAAATCAGATAATGTATCTAATTCTTATAGTGCTTTTGAAGACCATGATGGTATGACTTTAAAAAACATTATAAGATATCAAAAAATGAAGTATGTTAATAAGATAAGAATACATTCTTTTTACTTAGAAAACAAAGGAAAAATTGATATTTTTAATCTAAATACTTGTGAATATGGCACAGTAGAAGGTGAGCCTGATATGCTTTATAATATGGATTTTTCAAATAAAAAATTGATATTTAAAGCTGATAGAGATATTCCTGGATTACCTGAGTATAATCCAGCTAATGATGAAAGACAGTACCCTTATGTATATATTTACAATAACCATAATAGTTTTTATAGTGATTTTCAAAGAGCTAAATATTATAAACTAAATAATAATATTAGTACAGAAAGTACTTATAATTCTTTTTGTGGGGATTTTCAAATAGGAGGTTTAAGAGAATATAGTACTCTTTATCTAAATATAGCACAGAGAATACAAAGACAGAAAAGAAGTTGGTGGCAAGCTATTGCAGGAGTAACTTTAGCTGTGATAGGTTTAGTAGCAGCTATATTCTCTGGAGGTTCTTCTTTAGTTCTTGTAGGTGCTGGATTGGCTTTATTAGGTGCTACAGCTTATGGTATAGCTACTATAATAAAAACAGATAATTTCAATAAAGCTATGACAGAACATTGGGAAAGAGGTCTTAAAAGAACTGTCATGGATTATTGGGGTGCTCATGTATATATAAGGGATTATGCACAACCTGATGGTTTTGAAACAGTGAAATATCAAGATGATACTATAAGGTGGTATACTGAAATTTTAGGTGATTTAGTATTTGAAACAGATATAAATATCTCTTTAAGAATAATGCCTAAAAGTGATAGGAATAACTTTCTGAAACCTTTTACTTCTCACATGAAAAATATACCAAGTAAGGTAGAGTATGGTAAAGGTTGGGGAGCTACTATATGCCTTGTAGATAATACAAGTTCAGGTGGTTGGTGGTATTGGGAAGATAATGGTATGACTTTAAAATCTGAAACATTAGAAGAACTCTTTTTCTTAAATAAACTTTGTAAACAAGATGAAGGAAGAAAATCTGAAAAAGCTTATGCTGATAATGGTTGGTCTTATAGAGGTATACCTATACCTCCTATATATTTTGTAAATAATGATTATCAGAATCAAAGAAAAGTATTATCTCATTATATGACACCTGTTGAGTATTCTTTTTGTTCTGAATGTAAAGAAACTTTCCCTCAGAGATTTGTATGGAGTGAGGTATCTCAATCTGAAACATTAACAGATAATTACAAGATTTTCTTACCTAATAATTATAAAGATATAACAGGTGAGTATGGAGATATAACAAACATTTTTACATTTAATAATCAGCTTTATATACATACTAAAGAGGGGTTATTTATGCAGCCTACTAATTATCAAGAGAGAATTACTAATGGTATAGTATCTTATATAGGAACAGGTGAGTTTGGTTCATTACCTGCTTTACCTATTTTAGATGATAAGTATGGAAACTCAGCTGGATTGCAGCAAAGAGAAGCTCAAATTATAACTCCTTATGGGTATTTCTTTGTGTCTGAAAGAGAAAAGAAAATATATAAATTTGATGGTAAATTAATTCCTATATCTGATATAGGTATGTCTAATTGGTTTGATAATCATGTACAATTAGAACTAAATAAGACTTATAGAATCAATAATGGTACAGAATACCCTTATAATGATAATCCATCTAATTTCTTAGGTACAGGTTTTATACTAACCTATGACCAAGATAGAGAAAGAATAATAGTTACTAAAAAAGATTATATACCTAATCAGATATTAAGTAACAGTAAAGATTATAATTTATGTGTTAGAGATAATTTAGTAACAGCTTTTTTTGAAATATCAAAAAATAAAGCTATAATGGAAGGTTCTGATTTAGATAAGAAAAGAGAGCTATTACAATCTGTAAGTAGGGTAGAAGATTTAAAAGGAAACCCTGTTAATATTACTCTTACTCCTGAAATGGAGTTTACTTTTAAAGGTATAAAAAATTGTGAAATAACATATCAAGTTGTAGTAAAAGAAAGATTGTTTTTTAGGTATACAGAAAAAATATATAATGTATTTTTTTCTGGAGTTACTATATCTACAGATAATATAATGAATAATGGTTGGACCATCAGTTTTTCTTTAAAGAATAATACATGGACATCTTTTCATTCTTATATACCTAATGCTTATATAAGAATGAATGATATATTCTTTAGTTGGGTTTATGGAAATAAAAATATATACTTACACAATAACCCATACTTATTTCAGAATTTTTATGGTAAACAATACCCTTATATTGTAGAGTATGTTAGTGGCAATAATCCTATAGTAACTAATATTTTTAATCATCTAAGATTTATAACAGAAGCTTATAAATTTGATATTAATAAAAAAGAGTGGTATACTAAAAGATGGGATACATTTAATAGAGCTGTTTTCTATAATACAAGACAGTGTTCTGGAGAATTAGTTTTGAGAGTAAAAGATACTACTGAAGAGCAAGAAGACTACTTAAAGAATCAAATTGTTAATCAAAATAATAATAATATTCTTATTGATAGGAATGAAAAAGATTGGTTAGTAAATGATGCAAGAGATATAAGAATTAATTATGAAACACCTATCTGGAGTGAAGATATAATGGATATTTTTAATAAGTATCAAGGAGATTATATGGATAAAACTCTTAATGAAGACTCTTTAGATGTAAATAAAGATTGGTTTAATCTTGAAAATTTCAGGGATAAATTTTTGGTAGTGAGATTAATTTTTGATAATTTTGCAGATGAAAATAAGAATACTAAATTAGTATTGTTTATTACAAATGAGAATAATAATATAAGTCAATATTAATTATGAAAAGAAAACAAAAGAGAGCTTATGGTGGAACACCAATGAAAATACAAACTCCAGAAGAGGCTATAGCACAAAGTAATATAAACCTTGTAAAAGCTATGGCTGATGCTGAAGAAGCTGCTAA